CTCGGGCAAAAAAGAAAGGACGAGTTTTACCCGTCCAATTCTTCGATTCTAGCGAACAAGTCGATGTAATCGATTTGAAGCTGTTTTGCCAGTTGATAAAGTTGACTCAAACCATCTGCAAGCTTGTCCATCCGCTTCTTGACCTCGGTAAGATCGATCTTCTCCTGAACCCGAACCTCTTTAATTACGGTTCGCACAATTTTGCGATAAAATCTCTTTTCTCCAGCGTCAATGCTATTCTTAACCTCGCGAATTTCTTCTTTTGAGATGTAGAACGCAGGACACTTAGTCCAAGTCGAATCGGTTACAACGTTTGCGAACCGTCCATTGTGAATCCAGTTCAGGATCGTTTGGTGCGATCTTCCGAGTTCTTTAGCAGCTTCCTGACAAGTCATGTAATTGCTGAGCGTCTTATCCATGGTAAATACCTCCTTATGATTTAGAACTCTTGTTCTCTATAAAGAGGTGTGTTTTTCGTAAAAAATGGACTCCATGTTTTTCATAGAGTCCGTAGAGTCAGTGCACCATTGCTTCAGATCTTATTCTTCGGCGGAAACAGCTTTCCAACCAAACCGAGCGTTGATTTATTGCGAACGATCTCATCAGACTGATCTGTATTGTATTCCAATACCGGTAATAGCGAGCGTGCCAACTACGGATGCAGCCTTGACAATGACGTCAAAAATAGCACTCTTATCCTTCGTGCATTTTGCACGAGATTCGAGAATGCCCTGACGAATCGTCATAAGCTGTCCGAGTGCCGACGTATACGCGAGAAAGTCCTCGTCGTCGATGCAAGCACTAAGCATTTCATTCTGAATAGTTCGAATAGCTGTGTCGAGATTGTTCAGTTGCTGTTCTGCTTCGGAAATTTTCTTCTTAAACATAGGTCAAACACCTTCCTTTCATTAAAAGGCGTGTTTTTCGTACGGGATTATAAAAAAGACACGATCGAATTATCGTTTTACATTACGAATAGCGTTCATATTTTTCACGTATCTCGATCCTCTAGCTATCGTTTTAGCTCCAAGAGTTCCGAGAGACAGCGCAAGAACCGGCACGCCACCAACGGCTAACCCACCCAAAGCCGACATTAAAGTAGAGCTTGCCATGAAAGAACCCGGAGTAAGAAGACCATATGCGCCAAGCGCTCCGGCACTCGTAAGCGTCGCTCCTAATCCTTTGAGCGCAGTTAGGGCTGTTCTTTTTCCAAAATTTCTCGTTTCGCTCGCAATGGCATTTGCTTTGCCGCCCATGGTTTTAACCCTACCTCTAGCATAAGCTAGACGCTCTTTATCGGTAATTTTTTTCAAATGCGCCTCATCTCCGCTAGAAAGTTTTTGAGAACGTTTTTTTTGTGCATCCAACTTAATTTTGTACGCATCCATCAGTAGACTATTTTTTCGTTGTTTTCTGCCCGCACGAGTGTTAGAGCCATCTTTATTTTGAAATCTCCTGATACCCCAGCGCTGTCCTTTAATACCATAATGATATAGTTCAGTCATGTTTTTACCCCCCATATAAAATATCAATTCTGCTTCAAAAAGTCGTTATTAATCAAATGATCCTGATATCGACTATGTAAGTACGCGGCGGATTGCTGCATTACACCGTTCTGAATACCGTTCTCTTGGCAGTAATCCTCATACCATGCTAGATCGCTGAGACAATGATCCCATTCCTCCTTAGTATGAAGCATACCAATGATACACGAATTCGTAAAATTGAGAATCTGCCAGCGTCGTGAACTTACCCTCTCGTCCAGCATGTCCTTTTTAAGTGACTTTAGGTCTTTTTCGATTTTTTCAATGGAGTCGCCGAGAATCAACTTCCTGACAATTCTCCCAAGCCACGTCCATGGATTAATTTTTATAGGAGCGATCTGAATGATCGTAAATGAACCGATGAGAATAACCGCCGGATTGCCTATTAAGTCTTTGAGAAACTCCAATAGCATCGTTACCATCCTTTCTTAAGTTTTTTGAGGAAAGCAGCAATTTTTTCAGCCATATCCGGACTCATAAGTAATATCTTCAAATGCCATTAGTCCCTCCCAAAAAATAAAATAATATTTGCCAATTTCGGAATTGCACCGATTCTTAACCACTATCTGGATTGACGTTGAAAAATTAGGCTAGGCTTTCGATACGTATACATTTTCTAGTATATTGTTTCTTGATCGTGCTGATCGCATAGTCTTCATCTGCGAGATCATTCATGTAATTTTATATGTCCTCGATGGAAATATATGAAATCGTTACCGAGCTTATTCGATTTCGCCTTAGCATATCGAACGAAACACGAAGCCGATCATATGTAGCCGCTTATACATTCTGAACCATTTATAAATTTCGGTATCCAGTCGATTGGTTTCCAAAATATCTTCCTTCCACGACCAATAACCGAGCCTGACGTGAGTATACCACATCGGCTCGGCAAAGGTCTATAGGTTCATCACAATTTCTTCAACTTTTCGAGGAACTACTTCGAGTGAAGAAGCTGTTTCAAATATCTGTTGTCCGTACTCGGCGATAAAATTGCATAGCCACTCTTCAGCTTCGAGCCAGTATTCTTCCTTCACTCCTTTGTGAATATCATACTGGAGATTGAAGCTAAAAATAGCGCAGTGCCCGAGCTCGTGGATTAATACCCGCTCTTGAAACTCACCATGAAGCTTATTCGATAAAAATATCTTTTTAGCTTCTGGATCTGTCGTTGCGAGACGTTCATTTCCGGTTCGATCCACGAGCATCAGGCTATTATGCGGAACAACTTCTATACGCCAGAGAATTCCGTTCATATAAAAGCTGTCCATTTGTGGTTATACGGTCATTTCATTGACCAGAGTTGTAAAGTCTGCCTTGATCCGCTTCTTCCAGATTTCCCGAACCGTAGCAAGAGTATCGCCGACATGCTCCGCTGCGTGAGCATCCATTTCCTGACGATAAGTCGGGGAATTCGTTTCGGTATAATACCGACGAGATTCCTTGTACTCGTTATAAGCGCGTCCGTACCTCGGATCCGAACGCTCATACCGGCGATCCATATCATCCGGATATTCATCCATATATGGAATCTGGTCTGCGTACGGCTTATGCCAAGGCTTCTTACGAATATAACCGGCGCGAGTATTTCCGCCCATCGCTTCGACGACGCTCCTGTAATACTCGGCTTCCCAGCAGTTCCTTTCACATTCGGCGATATCCTTGATCATATCAACAACCTCTCCGGCTTCTTCAGTATTTACATTTTCGATTCCCTTCGCCATTTCTGCCTTCAGGCAGGACAAGAGCTGCTCTTTAATTTCATGCATACGTCTGCGCCTCCTTTAAGATACGCGCCGGACGTAGAGCATTGCACCCTTGCCGACGTTGACGGTCGATGTTCCGGTATTGACCACCGTGATTCGGTCATAGTCGCAGCAACAATTCCGAATCGGAATCGTCGTCGAGACATTATTAAGATCGCCGGCAGCAGCCGTTGTGGAAATCATTGTAGATTCGGGAATTGTAATTCCTCCAAGCTGGATCGAGAGTTGAGCATCCGTAGTCGCCGCCGTAGCTCCGATATTTCCGCTGAAGGTAACGACGTAAACCCCGTTCGCACGAAGTTTAACCGATCCTGTTCCGGTTTTCGTGCATTCTGCGCATCCAGTCTTGAGTGGAATGCTATCGAAGGTAATGGCCTGCCCGGGGCTCAGTTCAAGGGCAGTCGTAGTCGAAAGTTCGATCATTTTAATACCTCCATTTTGAAGTTTTGTTTCGAGTGACGAAAGGGGGCCGACGAATCGCCGACCCCACCATGGACAAAATGGTTAGCAATTAGACCCGCAGCAGCCTGTCTTTACAAGCTGTTTCATCTGTTCAACAAGATAAGCATTCTGATTGCTCTGAGAAGCAGACAGATTCAACGCGTTAATCAGGCTGGCCTGTTCCGCAATCTTCTCGTCCTTCGCGGCCATCTGGATCGAAACGATCTCGTCGTGAAGCGCGCGATAGTTCGCGTTGCAGTTCTGCATGACATTCTGAGTTGCCTGATTAATAGCCGTAGTGATCGCACAGGTGTCTGTCGCCATGTCGTAGCGTACCTGAGCGATCGCTTCCCTGTTTTCGCAGCAGCAGTTCGCGAGCTGAGTCGCGATTGCATTCGTATTCTGCATGTTGGCAACGGTATTCTGCTGGATAGCATTCTGAAGGCCAAAATTGCCCTGCTGAATGCTATTCTGGAGCGTGTTGAAACCGTTAAGCATTCCGGAATTCATGGTGTAGAAACCGTCGCAAAGCCCGTTTGAAATACTGTCCAGCTTCGAAACCACCGTCTGGGTGTTAAATCCACGCTGAACATCTCCCTGAGTTGCGGGTCTCGAATCGCCGCCTCCGTTGCCCCAGCCATTATTACCCCATCCGCCGAAAAGAGCAAACAGGATAATCAGAACCCACCAGCCGTTGCCATCTCCAAAGCCATTGTCGTTACGATTGCCGGTCACTGCTGCGATGTCAGACAAACTGGGAACATTAGAACTGTTGAACATAATGAGGTCCTCCTAAAATAATATTTATTACACGCGCAAAAACCCTCCTTACGATGTAATCAAAAATATCAATTTAGGCTTTGGCATTCAGATGCCGAAAAATTTCTTAGCATCTGCCAGAGCTTGTTCTTTTGTAACTCCATAGCTGTTGCATAGATTTTCCGCAATAGCCTGCCCTTGTTCTTCGCTTCCATTTTGAATAACTCCGATCAGCTGTTGAGCCACGGGGTTTTTCGCAACCTGAGGATTCCGATTAATGAGATTCATAGCGAATTGAATCATTTTGTTATTCTGAGCCATAGGAAACCTCCATCGCCTTTAATAAGGCTATTCGTTGATCTTCTTATTATAGTTCGCCGTGCTGATGCCAAGCAGGACGCCAAGGAAAGTGTCTACAGCCGTGATCGTGCCGACAACCTCTTCGCCAAATGGGAAATTCCAGATTCCCGAAAGCGCGAAATAAAGCGTGCCAATCGCCGGGAGTAGATACAGTGCGATCCACTTTAGAACGTCATAAATCTTGTCGTTAAGTACCATAAATTATCCCTCCTTGCTATTCTTCGTCGCCTGTTTGGGCGTTACGAGTTTTTCAATCCGTTCGAGGCGGTCGAGAATATCCTGCTGCGGATTTGCCGGTGCAGGATCAGGAGTGTCGTCTCGAATGTATTTTGCGGTAATAATCTCGCCGTTTGAGTTCCAGCATTTCGCGTAAATATACTTTCCGTCATTCGTTGGAAAGAAACTCGCGCTGCCGTCCATGGGAACTTCGTTTGGGCGAATCTCAGCCGGATTATCCACGGGTCTTCCCGGGATTACTGGCATATTCGGCTTTTGTTGAGGAATTTCAGGTCGTTGAAATTGAACGTTAGGAACAACACCGCCATAAGGATTCATTGGAGAATATCCCGTTCCAAACATGTTCATACTCATTCCTCCTTTTTGTCGATTCTGGTGTTGACACAAATGAATTTTTGTGATATCATGATATTGCCAGTGGGAAGGACTGATGGACGCAAAAGTCTTCGTCTTTACGACGATGTGGATTGAAATATTTTCTTATTGTTCGTCAAATACTTCTTCCCGCTGACTATCATTTTTCTTTAAGAGACAAATAATCAACGTTCCCCCAAAGAACTTCCCCATTCACTTCGATAGGCATATAATGATTATCAGCCGGCATAAATGTGTCTCCTTTGTGGACTACCTTTACTTTTTTACCTCCAAGCGAAGGTGGCGCAGACCAAAGCCATACACTGCCTCCAGTAACGGTAACTTCCCAATCCTTTTCAGGAACGTCCGTATCCTCCGTCGTCTCGTCAAACATCTTAAGCAGTTTTTCAACGGAATCCTTCGTTTTCTCGCCATAAATTCCGTCCGCTTCAAGCCCGTTGTTTTCCTGAAATTTGATCAAAGCCGCTTCCGTAGCGCTCCCGAAATCGCCGTCCGCACCATACTTTCCGCAGCTGTAACCCAGCCGGATCATATTTTCCTGCATGGTCTTCACGTCGTTGCCCTTCATGCCCTTGTGAAGCGGAATATCCTTGCCGGAAGTAGCTTCATCATAGTCGAAGTACTTCGTCATCCAGCCCCAGTGATCGGGCTTGCGGGATTCGAGGCGGGTGCGGACCACGCCGTACATCACACCTCTTGCCTCGATGATATACCAGTCTCCGGCGGGCTTGCTCGGGTCTACCGGCTCGACGAGATAGGCGACGTGGTGGATATAAGACTTGCTATCCTGCCAAAATACGGCAGCGCCGGGGACGCGGTATTCCGCTGGAATCATGCCATTGCCCTTGGGATTGCACCAGCTCGCGTAATTGTCTCGGGCTTTGACATTGACCTTGCCATATTCGCCGGAATCGGTTACATAGCCATCTGCCAGACCTTGGCAGTCCCAGACGCGCTCGCAATGCTTCCACCAATAGAGCGCCTGTGCGTGCTGTTTGGCGGTATACTTCGAGCGGTCGGCGTACTGTGCGATGCGCCAGCTCTTCTCCGTCCAGATTTGCGGGTTTTCTCCGATTGCGCCCATGATGTATCCGTCCTTAGCCCTGCAGCGCTCCAGAAGAAACGCTGCAAACGCCGTTGTGCTCAGTTTACTCATGAGTTTGTCTCCTTTCATTTTGAATCAGTGAACGATGTCGTAAATGGTCACAATGGTTAGAATCGTCACCATAATACTACAGATGCCGAGAATTACGTAATCCAGACAATCTAGCTCCTTCTTCATGTCGTGACCTCTGTTGCCGAGATCACACCGGTATCGTCGACGGTGATCTTGAATTTCTTGGTGCTGCCTACGGTGGAGGAGGGGAGGATGACGTCGGCGCTCTTGATCTCGTCGATAGATTGCTTGACCTTGGCGAGTTGCGCGTCGACCGTATCCGTAAGTGCGTATTTGGAGGTAGAGTAGTAAAGTCCGTTGTCGCCCCCGGCCACCCAAAGGCCGTTGGTGTAGACGATGGCTCTGAAGTTACCGCTCGTTACATTACTCTGAGTCCACGTTTTGCCGTCGGCGGAGTAGTAAAGTCCGTTGTCGCCCCCGGCTACCCAAAGGTCGTTGGTGTAGACGATGGCGTTGAAGTAACCGTTCGTTACATTACTCTGCGTCCACGTTTTGCCGTCGGCGGAGTAGTAAAGGCCGTTGTAGCTATCGCTGCCGGCTACCCAAAGGCCGTTGGTGTAGACGATGGCTCTGAAGTTACCGCTCGTTACATTACTCTGAGTCCACGTTTTGCCACGCATATCAATACTTTCCGCTGCGGTCTTGGCTACCGTCGCGTCGCTGGCCACTTCTTCCAGCCCCTCGACGTACTCCTGCGGAATAGGCACGATTACCGACTTGGCGGGGAGGGTGAGGGAAGAGGTATACCTGATAATTGCGCGATGCGAAACATATATAAAATAAACGCCCGTTTCGGGGAGAACTACCGCTACAGTACCCATATTCGGATCAACAAGATTGGCCGGAGCTTTATTTACACTAACTCCTCCACCTTCGAAGATGTAGTTACCATTACCCAAGTTATCGATTTTCTTATCAGTGATACTAATGGCATCAGACATATCACCTTGCTTAACACTAAATGTTCCGCCCACCAACTGCTCGGCCTTTGGGATCTCATCGCTGACCTTGACTAACTTCATAGGCCCATAATCCACCGACACTCTGTCCCCGATGACGCCGTCCCACTCGATGTTGAGCGCTGGATAGTTCGCAGTGTATCCGCCGGGTCTATTTTTTATATAATCGCTCGCGGCTTCGTCGTTCTGGTTCCAGTCGGGGGTCGTGGTCGCCGGTTCGGGCTTCTGCCATTCTACACCGGTTTCGGTCTTTACCGGGATATCGCCCGGGTTGCCACCCTCCGGCAGCGTGCAGCAATTTTCCCACGGATTCCGATCGTGTTCAGATTGTCGCTCATTCCGTTACCTCCGCTAATACTGCAAAATTCTTTCGATTTTCCTTGGGCTTTACGTCGGCCTCCACATCGATTTCCGGCCAAATCGTGTAGCGGCAAACCCCATGATTGAGCTGCACGTCCGCCGAATAATAGCCCGCTTCGAGCTGGGTGTCCTCGGTGTGAAGTACGATCTGCGCCACCCCCGGCGCGCTCACCGCATGAAGCAGAATCGGGCTTTCGCTGTTCGGAAGCTTGCGCACGGTCAGCTCCAGCGTGTCGGTCTCGTCCATCACGTATTCCTCGTCGCCGGATTCAAACGTGAAATCCAGCATACCGCAGTCGCCGCGATGGATGATAATCGCTTCGCGCTTTTTGTTGTTTACATTGATGGTCTGAATAGCAATCATGCTTTGCCTCCTTTACTTCGTGTATTCGATCACGACGCGCACCTGCCTTGTGCCTGTCCAGCCGCTGGCGAACGCCAGACAGATCTTCGCGCCAGTAATTACCTTCATTTTTTTAACCTCCATACAAATTACTGATTCTTCGTTGATTCTGTTCATTTACTACACCCCAAGCTCGGCGAGGATAGCCTCAAGGTCGTCCGTGGTAAGAGCGGGGGTAGTCCGCCGAGATGTCCTGCACAAGGCTCTCGTCGTTCAGCCCACTAGCGCCATATACTGCTCCTGCGTCACTGTTATTATGGGTTGTCGCGTTTGGTCACGTGATTTTGGCTTTGATCAACGTTGTTCCCATTTTGTCACATCCACATTATTGTTTTGTATATTCGATTACAATCGAAACGTCCTTTGTCCCAGACCAAGAGCTTCCAAATCCCATGCTGATGTCCGATCCAGCGATAAATACCAGTACGCTCCAAGATAGATTTCCGTGATAGGAAGTCGGAATCGGTCGCCAGCCGTTGTCCAAAGGATGCTTCGCAAAAGCACTTATTGAAATCGGCGTATCGACTGCGCTCGGCATGGTAGCAACCACACCGATTGCATTCGAAATATCAGTTGTGGTTTTGACGCACGCGCGATAAATCGGCTTGCCGTCAATCCATACGTTTCCTGTGTCGATCTCCGATTCAGAATATATCTTATATCCGGCGCTCAGATCCACAAATTTGTAGAATCGATAACCGGCATCTTCCGTACTCAAAGGTGCATCACCGCCGAAGCCCATCTTTCCGGTTGTTTCATCAATGTCCCAAATTTGTTCCTTCGTCGGCATCTCGTCCTGCGCCGTCGAACTTCCATAAATATCCGAAACCACTGCGCGGAATGAATAGCCTGACATATCGTCAAAGCTGCCGATTGCAGCGCTGTCCTTCATGAGAAGTCCGGTAAACGTGCCGGAAACGCTCGAACCGGTTACCGTATCACAAACTGTCCATTCCGTCGCATCAACCCTCTTGTATTCCACGTGAAACGAAAGTTTGTTCTTTTCAACATTGGATACGAGTAAACTGGAAACGCTCGCCTGAAGCGAAATATAAGCATACGTACCGTCGATGATCAGAGCTCCATCTGAATCCGCCCTCGAAACGGTAAATGATTGAATCTTCGGTGCAGAATAGGGTAGAACATTGATTGTCGCCGATCGGCTGTTGCTCAACCCTCGGCTGTCCGTAAGCGTCGCCGTCCAAGTCATCGTCCCAGAACCATTGATCGGAAGAATATAAATCGGATTGGGAGGATAAACTGCACCTGCCATATCCATTTCGGTCGTCTTTCCGTCGATTTCAAATACAACCTTTGAAGTTTTTGATCCGCATTGTGCAAAAAATTGCCCCCCAAGCGTAATTCCACTTTTGGATTGCACATAAGCAGAAATCTTGCCGGCAGCCGAAATATCATCCCCCCAGCGTCGAGATACTCCACAATTCAAAATCGGTTTTGCGGCTTCAGGCAAAGTCAGCAGTACGTTCGTCGAAATCACTCCATAAGTCTCTCCACTTTTTACGGTCGTCGCTTCGATCGTGAGTGTTCCGGTCATAGAATCAGGAAAATTGCTACCGGCTGTAGCGGGAACTTTGTATGTGTTCGTCGTCCCCGTCCCAAGTTCAACCGTATTAATCGCTTTTTCTCCGATCTTATAAACCAGTGTTGTCGTGCTGTCAGCTATAATCCGATTAATCGTAACAGTAACCGATTCCCCAAGATTCATCGTTGTTTTATCAGGCACAGGGATGTTTCCCAGCAATTCGTATTCAACGTCAATCGTCCAGCTTGAAAGTGTAGTATCAACGCTGATCGATTTGCCGCTGTCCGGTTGGATTACGCCAAGATAAATCGGCTCCCCATTCGCAAATTGCTGCTGAATCCATTTGGCAATAGCGCTGCTTCCGTTGAATTCTCTCGCAACCTCCGCATAGCCGTATCCGCTTCCTCTGTGCCCGTCAATCGCCGTAAAAGTCTGATCCAGAACGCTTTCGTTCCCGACCGAAACCCATTCGGCAGCCCCGCTTTCGGCTGAAGCCTTGAAGCCAAGTCGAAGTCTTTTGACCGACGAACTGGAATTTCGTACGTATCCATGAATAGTAACCTTTGTGATGTTTACACCCGCTCCCCCAAGCGAGGATTCATTCGGATACGTAAATATAAGTTGTCTTGGATAATGGGAACTGTTCGTCGTTAAATAATTGTATAAAACCACCCAGCCCGCAGGAGATGTGCAGGCAGAGGGTGTAAGAGTGATGCTCGCCATTGCTTACCTCCCGTATTTGAGCATACGTACATGCTTGTCGCTTCCCGGCTTCCAAGCAAGTCCCCCAACAATAAATGCGTCCGTAACCTGTACTCGCGGTGCGGTCAGCTTCGTCTCGGCGCATTCAATAATCGCCGTTCCGTTTTCGGAAATTGTCCATCCAGAATTGGTGATCGTATTTCGATAAGGCGATTCGGAAGTATAGATTCTAATCTCAGCTCCCGAAATGTGAACGCCAGATTCAAGTGTCTTAACCCTTCCATCCAATCCCGGAATGGTTTCATTTTGAACGATCGCCAGCCCGTTCTTCGTCAGCTCAAGCTGCGTCTGAATTGCGGCCGCATTTTCGTTCGCTTCATCTGCCGCTGCCTGCGCATTCGCAGCCTCAGTTCGAGCATTGCTCGCCGTGTCCTGTGCAGTTTCAGCCAAACCAAGCGCCGTCTCAGTCGCATTAGATACCTCGTCGATGTCGTCTCGTACACCCTGAACGGTCAACTTGATCGATTCGTTCGCAGAAAGATCCAAAGAATCTCCCAGAGCCTTAATTGCCGTAGTATAAATGATCGGCGCGGTAAGAGAAGCGATCAGTGCGTCGTTAGCAGTAATTTTGCCTGCCGTAAGCGATTCTGTAAAGATTGTTCCAATGATCGCTTCAGAAGCCTTAATAGTCGTTGCATTCAGATCGCCGATGTTAGCGGTCGTAGCAACAATCTGCCGGCCTTCCTCGGTTTCACCGGCTGCAACTTCTCCATCCGTAACCGTAACCTCTTCGGTCTTAATTGTCCCGTCGGAGCCGATAAATACGCGGTAATACTTGCCATCTGTGCCCTTGAGGACGAGCTTGTCAATCGTCGCATTCAGCAGATTAGCGCTCGTCACAGCCAGATTCGTAATCATCATGCTGTTCGTGATGCCCTGCTGAAGGATAAGTGCGTTCGCCAAAAGATTTTTAATGTCCGCAAGATCAAAGTTGCCGGTCGAAACTGTCAGTTTAACAACTTCTGCAATTGCTGCGTTAAGGTTTTCAATCTGTGCTGTCTTGATCGTAGCGTCTTCGATCTTGGCAGTAGCAATTTGCCCAATCGCAACAGTCAGATTCTCAATGTTTGCCCAGTCAATATCGGTGTCCTTGATGTGAGCCTTGCTGATTTCGGCAATCGCTGCATTCAGCGTCTTAATTTCAGCCCAGTCAATACTTGCATTTTGAATGTTTGCAGTCGTCAGATTTGCAATAACAACGTTTGCAATCTTCGCGTCAACTGTCGTAGCATCAAGCTTCTCCGCAGTAATCGCTCCGGCAGCAATCTTAAGCGCCGTAACGCATTCTGCCTGAAGAGCATCCGTATTAATGCTGTCCGCCTGAACATGGCGCGCTGCGATGATGTCGTCCTTGAATGCTTTGTTGCCAAGCGTACCGGTACCAATCTTGCTTCCGCTGAATCCGGAAGGAATCTGCCATGATGTAATTCCGGAATTCGCCAAAGTCTTGCCAACGGTTCCGATTTCAACCGAATCCATTCGATCCAGCAGACAGTCCCAAGTAATCTTTACGATCTGTGCCGTAACGTCGATGTCGAAATCAGGATGCTGAACCAGAACATAATCGAATAGAAATGCATTCTCCAAATCCTTGAATTGTGCGTATTCTTCCGTATCCCCAAGATTCACGAATTCAACGCTCATTTCGATTTTAGGCTTGTCGCATCCTTCTTCAATCAGCTTTTCAGCCGCAGCCCGCATTCTGGCGCGTGCAATAGCTTCTGTAACAGTGCTGCCGTTTTCATCCTTTTCTCCAACCTTGCAGTTGTCTACCGTAAACCAGTAAACGTGCTTGATTGGATAGTTATCAATCAAAGGGCTGTCTACATATTGGTCAACAACATATTGTCCAAGCCCAAGCTCGTACCCGTCCTTCGTCTCGCCGATCGGAACAAGCCGAGTAGCCACTTCATCATCGCTGGACGTGAAATCAATGCCGGTCATGTTCTTGCCGTAAATCAACTTAACACCGCGATTGATCCCCGGCTCGTGAAGAAAATATAGATCGTAATTATCTCGAATCAGACTTACGTCGTATTGCGCACAGACACCTTCCTCAGGATCCAGAAAGCAGTCAATGATAGTCTTTCCTCGAAATGAAAGTCCCGCCTTAGTATTCTCGACATTTGTGTAAGCCTTGAATCGATTGTTTTCTCCGTATCCGCAGGCGAGGATCATATCCAATGTCTGTTGACAGGTGTTCGCGTTTTCAGCGCCAACTCGGTAGTGGCAAATATCATACAGCAGATCATAGCTGATGTGCCGTGCTGATACACTAATGTGGTCCAGAGATTTCTTAACTTCGTAAATTCTGAAATATTGCGGCGTTATCTTCCAAGGACTTTGAATTTCCTCGATAGCGTCCGCTTTGTTTGAGATCGTGTGTTCTGTAACCAGCTCAAAACCGTTCGGATCAATCCATCCGGTTCCGTAGTTGGATTTTACCTTCCATCGCGTAATCTCCGTCTGCTCATCAGGCTTTTGAACAACGGTAACGACGTCTCCGGCGTTCATGATCTTCCTCTTGCCGGAACCACTGGAAGATTTGTAAAGCGTCCGCTGTTTCTTGCTCGTGAGCTGATCCAAAGGTTTAACCTTGTAAGTCCATACGGTCGTTACACAGCTTCCATTTTGAATCTCGGGCGTCGTCCGTACAGGCACCGGAGCCACAATGATGTTGCCCTTTGCAAGTGCGTTGTATTTTCCGTATTCATCCTTTGGATGATCAATCGTAAGTAGGCTCTCTCCGTTTCCAGTTTCCTCAAATTTGCAGGAGGTAGGGGAGAGCGCGCCGACTAAACCCATCGTGGAATAGTCGTTGTCGTCTTCCTTCGGCCCAAATACATAAATGTCACTCATTAAATGCACCTCCATCGAGGCGTAACCATAGCGCTCGTAATCCCACCCGTAAGCGTAATGTAGGATTGTCCGGTCGGAATCTCAATCCATTCGCCTGTGATTCGCGTGCTCAGCAGCATGAGCGGATCGGTAACGCTGCCCTTGGCTCCCTTGTAAGCAATCTTTGCTTCACAGTCGATCAGGATGTAGCCGATGTTCGAAAAGTCGTTCACCAACATCGTCTGGTTTCCAATCATGATTGATCCCTCACTTGTGCCGGTTACTTTGATCAAGGGCTGAGCAGTAACATTGCCAGCATTTGTAATCAGAACAGGATCAGAACCAACTTCGATCGGTGTATTCCCTGAATCCAGATAGAGAAATGGATTGCATCGGAATTGTATGCTGAAGCTTCGGTGAGGATCCCCTCTAACGATCTGTGAAAAGCTGATCTGATTCGCGATTCTGCCATAGTAGCATCCTTCGGTGCGATTGGCAAATTTAATCGTCCCGCTTCCTCGAAGCCAGTTTGTGATTTCGGAGATTCTTGAAATGTTCGATCCATCTTTAACGTAGTAAGGATCGTCCACAACGCAGGTGCAGCTTAGTCCAAGATCACTGTAAATATCCGTGCCCTCAAGCTGTGTCAAAGTCCCGCTTCTTCCGGGAATCTCGATCGTGGATGCTTTCTCGGCTGGGGAAATATGATCCGGCTGGGCAAGGACGTGCATTCCATAGTCCGTGCATTTAACGCCGTTCCATTCAAACCAGTCAATGTCGCTTAGTTTATATGAAGCCACTATCGGGCACCTTCTTTCATTTTGAATTCTTGATATAAGGATTTCTGTGTCCATTCGGAGTGCGAAAAAGTCGGTAATTGTCAATATCAAGAAAACGACCAGAAACACTACGAAAACCAGGTGACCCGAAGGCGAGCTCGTTACCCATACTGGCTTGCCTTTTTTGTCTTCGTCAGGACACAGAAAATTGTAATACGAGATTAGACTTTCTTTGACAAATGTAAATCTTGTGTTGAGTGGTTGGCACTCCACTATATATTGTGCTAGAATGTTAAAGAAGGTAAATGCTCCATGAGCTTTCCTATCCACGAAAGAAAGGCGGGTGATACCCATGAAGCCATCCCAGAAAAAGATTTCTTCCTCAGTGAAGGTCTCCATTTCAAAGAGACTGATGACCAAGCGAATCACCCTTCGCTAATGAGGTAAGTCACCAGCTTACCCCAAAGGACAGGAGCGGACCTCTTGTTAGAACTACGAAGCACACGAACCGCAGAACTTGAAAGGAGGTGAAACTGTCATGAAGGAGGTTGTTTAGGCCCGCTCCCTTCCTTCGGGGTAAATAAAAAAAGCCCTCCCACCATATTGGCAAGAGGGCTGATGTGTGGTTAGTCGTTGAGATACTTTAGACCGATGGGGCCGTTTTTAATTGTGATCATACCGTTTTTGGGAAGTTCAACCCTCTTTCTCGGATGTTCTTCCCCTAAAGCTGCTCTATCTATATATTGATCGTTTTTGTCATAGTAGAAGCATCTGTTATATTCATCGTCAAAATTCAGTCTATAAAGCATGACGAGTCCTTCTGGAATATCAAGACCTACATAATAATCTCCGTTATCCAGTATCAAATCGTATTCGGGGTCGAGAAGCATTAACTGAATATCGATTTTGGATCGAAGTTTAACAAGCTCTTCGAACGTCATCGAAGAGATATCCACGTTATCTGCACTTCCGGGGATCGAGAACAAAACAAGAACCAGTACGACCCAGATCAAAAAACGCTTCATAAACCATCCTCCTAAAATATCTTTTAACCACATTATAATGGAAACCTCCCATTGTGTCAATAGGAGGCTCCCAAGCTTCTTTGCTGCTGTTTTGTAAGAGCTGCTATCTCAGATGCAAGGCTCTTAACATCCTGTTCACTTCTGATATAGAAGTTTCCGTTTACGTTCACAGAGCTGGAATCGTTCGTCGTGGAACTTGCTTCCGAAGCGGCGTTCTCCTTGGCCTTCGCCATTGCCTTTTCAGCTCGATAAGCCTGATACGAACCGCTTACATTTCCGGCTAGAGCAATGCTTCTATCTGCGGAAAGCAAACCGTTCATGCGCTTCGAGCTGGATACGACGTCAGATAGATCAACCACCGGTCGAACCACGGGATCGAAGTCTACATCACTCGCCAATTCGCCAGAAAGCTCTGCCAGAATATCATTCGATTTTCCAAGCATTGAATTCCCGAACCAGTTAAGGCTCTTCTCTGCGCTTCCGCTGTATTTATCCATGCCCTTCGTAAATCCAAGGGTCATGTATTTTGCGGTTTCCATCGTCTTTCTGGAAGGAGATTTAATTCCTAATGCCTTGTTAATCGCCGCAAGAATTCCGTTCGCCCATGCAGTAGCTACAGCCTTAACAACTTTTCCGCTGCTCGTAAGCCCGTTTCCAAGTCCAATGCCGAGATTGTATCCGCTGCTGTTAAACGAATCCTTTAGCGTTTCAAATTCTGGCTTTGCAGTCGAAAGGAAGGTACTTACGAATGTAGATAGCTTACTTGCAGTTTCGTCGGAATTCAGCGAATCGATCCAGCTCGGAATTTCCGTATCCTTGTCTCCGCCGGTAAACATACTCTTCAAATCGTTAAATAATGCTGCAACGTCTTCAACGCCCTTGATTCCTGCAAGCGTTTTATTCAACCCATTCAGGAAATCGGTTATATCCTGAAGCGTATCCATGTTCGCGCCATCAACTTCATCCGTAAGTTCGCAGATCGAGGTGCCAAGCTGCGTGAGCAATCCGCTCATTTGGCTCAGCAGGCTCAAATTGGCTGGCGTGCTGCCATCATAGCTGTTCGTATTGAACCATGATAGCAAACCCATGAACTCTTTGAAGATCGTCATCGCAACATTAGCGTCAGCTTCGATCGTCGTTTCACTCATTCCAGCAAAATTATCGAACATCTTCTTGGCGCTTTCTGCAAAACTACCAAGACGAGAAATCATGCTGTCCGTTACATTATCACCGGAGAAGAATGCGCTCAAACTACTTTTGGCTGGCTCAAGATCGTATTCAGTAAGACTCGAAAAGAACGAGATCACTTTTTCAATCGCGTTCAACGCTATTTGGGTGTCTGTTTCCAGATTCTTCGTTTCTAGATTGTTGATCATGGATAAACAATCAGACATATATGGAACAAAGACATCCAAATGTTCGAGCAAATTATTGACGATATCCTCGTTCGTCGTCATCCATTCTTCCCAATCGGGATCATTCGTGGCTAACGTTGAACTTGTGAGATTGTTCATGTATTGAATGATCTTGTCAACGACCGTCGTAGAAATATCTGTCTCAAGCTCCGCTTTATAAACGGTCTTTCCATCCTTATCCTTGACTCTATCTGTAGAAATGCCGGTTACAGCATCCCTGACTTTAGCGGCAGTATCTGCAAAACGTCCGATTGTGTCAATGATCGGATCAAGCTGATTGTTATACCCGCGAAGATAACCGGCGAGCCCAACCTTAGCCGCATACCATGTAGAACCCTCGGACAATGCGGCGAGTGAATCGAGTGCAGTAACGACGCTTTCAACCATCTTAGATGCAACGTCTACATCGCTCTCAACCTTGTATTTTCCATTCTTATCGGTTCCTCCGTCTGAAAGCCCTGATACAGCTTCGCGAACGGTTTGAGCGATGTTCCCAAATTTCCCAACTTGCTTCAGAATATATTCGATCTGCGAAGAACTTCCGAGCCACCAGCTCGCTAACAGATTTCGCGGCGTAGCCCATGTAGAACCGCTTGCCAGCGTTCCAATCGATGAAAGCGCATCGGCAACCTGCCCGACGATCTTCGTCGCAACCGTAGTATCCTTCTCGACCGTTGAAACACCATCTTTATCATTATTGTCAGAAAGCCCGGAAACCGCATCACGCACAGTCTGAACAACGTTTCCGAATCGTTCAATATCCGTAAGGATCTGTCCGATCATCGTGTCCGTTGTTTTCCACCAGCTCGCAATGCCTCCGGTAACCTTCGTCTCCCACAAGGTCTGATTTCCAAAGTCCTGAAGACCGATAAGCGCTTCGGCAACCATTCCCATAACCTTGGTTGCCGCATCCGTATCCGCTTCATAGTTCGATTTTGAAAGCCCGTTAATGCCTTCCGAAACCGCTCCGATCGCTTCGCCGAACTGCTTGATGTTGGTCAGAACCTGCATCAGCCGTTCGTAAGTAGAAGCATTGTATCGCAGTACAGAGCTCTCCTTTGAGAACTCATTCAGGAAATCCGTAACCTTCTGAATAGTCTCAAATCCGGCTTCCAGATCCTTTTCCAGATCCTTATTGTCAGAAAGTCCACCAACTCCGTCTCGAATAGCAGCCATGCCTTCTCCGATTGCTTCCATATATCCGGCAGCAATGTTGCCGAATGCCTTGCCGATTGCCTTCAATACAGCCCCGGCAGAATCGATCAGTTTAACAAGCCCGCCCTTGGAATTCAGAAGTCCTACCAGACTAAGGAATGCAATAATAATCGTCCCCAGCACAGCGAAAGCCGTACCGATAGCAGCCGCACCAATAGCCATCTTGCCAACGCCAATAAGAGAGGCTAGAGCGAAGATGCCAATCATAGCAGCTAGAATTCCGGTAAGTCCAAGCATAGCCTTAAGACCTTGACTCAGAGCCTCTGGTTTCATTTTAGAAAGTGTCTTAACGCACAGAACGAGAACGCCAAAAGTAACTGCCAAGCTCATAAGTCCGGCGAATGCTTTTCCACCTCCACCAAGTTTTCGAGCAATGCCGTTGATCAGAATAATTCCGGAAACAAGAAGGGCGATTTCAGCAATTGCAGTAACGCCTTGCTTCACCTGATCGGGGGTCAACTCTCCTAGAGCTTTTATACACAATGTGATGACGCCGATCAGAATTGCCAAACTCATCAAGCCTTTGAAGATGGCTTTGAATTCAACGGAAACTTTCGAAGAGCGTTTCCCGAGTTTATCAACGAGAATCATGATTGTCGAAAGCGCCGCCACGAATACGGTGATGGTTGCAAGGATGGTTTGAATTGCAGCAATCCCGTTTCTTCGCACATTCTTATCCATCGTTCCGAGAAGATAAATCGCGCCAACCAATACAATCAGGAATTTGCCCATCTGTTTTATATAGTTGGCGGTGGCGTTCATGCCTTTATTCGAAGACGGGATTATAGAAAGCAAAGAAGTAACAACCAACAATCCACCGAGAAAAGCTGAAATAGTAAGTACCGAACGTTTCAATTCCTCGGGCTTCATCTTTCCAATCAGGAATAACGACCCAGCAATAAGGGCGATACCAATACCGATCTTCTGAATAGAATCAGCAAGATTTTCGCCCTTTTTATTTCCACCATCGTCATCCTTCTTTTTGCCTTTATTATTCAGCGTATTCCAAGTATCGATCAAACCCTTTACCCAGTTCACCAGTTTGGTAATAGGGGCTATGATCAGGAAATATGCAGCAGCGCCAGCTATAATCCATCCCTTATATTCCTTAATCCAGTTCCAAAGAGCCGTAATTCCTTTGCCGATCTTCTTAAGAATTGCGATAAAACCGATTTCACCATTTTCATTCTTGAATAATCCGGTAAAGGAATTCCAGAAATTCTTTAAGCTGTCCGCAATGGTCTTGCCGCTGAACGCAGTCTTGAACCAGTTGATTACATTTTGAAGGATCTGCTTCGCCTTCTCGAACATCAGTGTAAATTTGCTTGGAACCAGCTCTCCGTTTTCGTAAACTTCCTGTCCGATACCGAAGAACTTCTTAATATTCGCGTAGGCAGTAGAGAACCAGTTCATAACAGGCTGAAGGAAAGCCTTAACCTTTCCGAGCGTCTGCGAAAATCCAGTAATTTTCTTTCCGCTTTCATCAGCTTTATCGGCAACAGTAAAGAAATTCACAATGTTCTGATAAGCAGTCTTAAACCAGTTCAGTACCGGCTGAAGAATTTCTTTAACCTTTGCAATTGCTCCGGAAAAGACCGATGCTTTTTCTTTTGCTTCCTCAACCTTGTCACCAACAGTGAAGAATTTCTTTATGCTCTCATACGCATTTGCAAACCAGTCGAAAACAGGCTGAAGAAAAGTCTTCACATTTCCATAGATGGTCTTGAACCAGTCGAAAACCGGCTGAAGCTTCTGTTTTATCTTCTCGATGCCAACTGCAAATTTAGAAGGAACCAGCTCTCCATTCTCGTAAACTTCCTGTCCGATACCGAAGAACTTCTTAATATTCGTGTAGGCAGTCGAGAACCAGTTCAAAACAGGCTGAAGCTTGGTTTTAACCTTCTCCATCGTTTCCGTAAACTTGGAGATGCCTTCAAGCTTTTCACCATTCGCATTCAATCCAAAGAAATTCTTAATAGCCGTTCCAAGATTTTCAAACCATGTCTGAACAGGCTCTAACTTTCCTTTTATCGTCGTAAGCCATCCGTCGAATTTCTTAGAACTCGAAATCCATTCCTGAAAAGCTGTGATTCCGTCTCCAATCGCCGCGAGCAAAGTAAGCAACGTGTCGCCAAGCGGTGCAAGAAGACCGATGAGATTAAAAGCTACTTTTCCAACAAAGCCAATCACTCCGGCAATCAGCTTCAGAATTGAAAATGCGCCCTTAGCGATTTTCTGGATCTTCGCAACCAGCGGAGTGTATTTTTTGATCGTTTCATGAATATACTCGAATCTCGATCCGGTTATTGTTCCGACAAGCTTTGCATGATCGGCTTCTTTATAAATGCCATCCGCAGTTTCACCAATGGACTCCTGAAATTCTTTAAGCGCTTTTTCGGTATCCTTGCCGAATATTCCGTCGATACCATGTTTTCCGACAGAGAATCCCTTCGCTTCAAGGGCTTCCTGAAGCTTTTTAACTGCTTCACCTTTAGCACCCTTTTCAAGATTTCCAAAATATTCTTCAAGCGGATTCGTCTCGGTTATAACTTCTCTGCCAACAGTCAGTATACTTTCATAGCTACTGGCGACTATTTTTAAGTTCTTGCCAAGCTCTTTTACTTTTTTTGAGAACTTGATCAAATTGTCGGTGGTGACCTTCGGAAAAATATCAAAAAAAGCTTCCTTAACAGCAGTAATGATATTCCAAAGACCGCTCAAAGCATCCGTAATGCCCTGAATCAGATCTGCACGACCTCCGGCTTCTTTCCAAGCTTCGAGCGTTTCGTTGCGTTGTTCCGCTCCGGAAGCAAATACTTCCCAAAGCGCATTTGCCAAGTCCGTCCAGAGCACCCGAGCCTCGTCATAGTTACCAAATATCAGCTCGAAAGTCTTCATCCATCCGGAAGATACCGCATCAGCAGTTGCGTCGATAGCTTCCTTGAATGATTTAGCTTCCTGTGCAGCCTTGGCAGCTTTGTAATAAGTCTCGTCGTATTTGCCAGCAAGCGAAGCAATCGCGTCGGCAGCGGTGTCAAATTCTCCGGCTTCAACAAGCTTGTAGGCTTCTTCAATAACCTGCGAGAATTTGCCGAAAGCGCCCTCCATAACCTCTTTGGTAGCCCACTTTTCGTTCAGCGTGCTTCCCATGTTACCGGCGTTTACAACTGTGCCCTTCTTGGTCTTGAAAGTACCGTCCGAAAGCTTTTTAAGTGTTCCAAGCTCAACGGCTGTATCGATAAGTGTCTGTTTAAGCTGCTCGGAACCGACCTGTGCAAGTTCGACCGATTTCCAGTCCATCAAGGACAAATATCCCTGACTATAAGACTGGTTCAAATTATAAATAACTCGGCTGAATTCATTCGCAGATTTGCCGGCGAATGCGGTGGCGGTTGCCATACCCTCGATCATCGGAATCATCTTTTCGATGTCGCCGCCTGAAGAGGTAAGCGTGCCAAGCGCTGCCGTCATCTCCGTGAAATTGTAGCTGGTTTCATCGGAGAACCACATCAGCTTATTCAAATATCCATTAACTTCATCGATCGATTTTCCGGTGGCGTTGATAATGGTCTGGACGCTCGAAGTCTTTTGCTCATACTTCGACCAACCTGAACCGATCTGTCCGACACTTAAAGACTTTCCTAAATTGATCGTCTGAGCAGTAATGCTGTCGATCTCTCTTCGAATTGTCCTCCCGAACCATGAGGTTCTCTCTACAATCTTATCCAGCTGCGAAGAAATTTTAGCAAGCGAAAAGCTGTCTCCAACTTTCTGAAGGTGCTCAATACTGTCTGCAGCGCTGTCGAGATTCAGATTCTTTTTCAAAAGTCCAAGACTTTTGACAGTCTCTTTAATTCCTTTCTCAAATTGAGAATTTTCGAATTGCATTTGAACAACCCGTTCATCAATGCTGCTCATGCGTTACGCACCTCCTTCCAAGCCTGCTCCGCCATTCCGTCGAAAATCGGTCGAAGAGCCGGATTGATGTAATCTCTTCCGGAAACATATCCGCCGTTTCGAGTGCCGTGTCCGTATTGTAGAATTAAAGCTATATTGACATACTCAACGACATTCGTGTTAATCCATCGAATCGTCGTGGTCGTATCGTTTTTTTCGATTTCATATGCCCACGATGCGGCGGTTTTGCCAGTATCTGTAGGCGTAGCCTGAGAAAGCGCCTCAACGCCTCTCTGACCAAATTCGGCGAGCTTGTTCAAGTATTGCTCTCCCTTGATGAAATTCAGAAATTTCTCAGTTTTAGAAAAGTCACCCTTTTGTATGATTACCGCTCGCCCCATTGTTTCACCCCTTAGATCCGAATTGCTTTCTTCGAGCAGCATTCAAAGATTTATTCTGTTTATAAATATCTTTCTTGCTCATCTTCTTACCGGAAGAATTCTTCTCGATGCAAACGCGAATCAAGGTAAGCAATCGATTCAAATGCCATTTTTCAAGTTCAATAGGAATCCCAAGCTCTATCATCTGCCAATAGATAATTTCGCTCGTGATAATATCTCTCGAATGACCTTTACCGGCTCCATTTTTATTTGAAAACCATGTAGCTGTCATTGGATTTTCAATGTAATCGTTGATCTCTTTGATCTGCTTTTCGGGAATAAAATAATATAGATCCTTGTCTACATTCTGCGTAATTGTCATACAGCGAATGTAGTCGATAGTTTCTTCGGCGGTTCGTTCCTTTGGATTCAGAAAAGGCTTGTGCCATTTTGCCTCCCATTTTGAAACTGAAACGAGAGAATGCTCAAGTCGAATCGTTTGCCCTTTCATCTGAAGAAATTTCCCGCTTTTTTCATCGAAATATTCTCCATTGGGAATCGTAATTTCGAGCATTCTCTCATTCCTCCTCGATTAAGTGATAGAATTCAAAGCGGATTCTGGATTATTAAGCAGTTCAGGATTATTGGTAATCGCTTCGCCCAAACGCTTGCGAATGCTGTTGGAGAACATGCCCATCATAAATTCCTGAATATTGGATCCTTCGCTGGAAAGCCCGTTGATAAGTTCTGCAAAAGCCTCTGTGCCAATGAAATAGTCGCCAAGCCGTCGACCTTCGCCATCGAACTTGATAAAACGTCCATCAGGAAGTTTCTGACCATAAGCAATTCGAACAAGATTTCGAATGGCATTAATAAAATAGCTTGGGTTCTTTTCAATCATGCTCTGATTGATCATCGCGCCAATGTCACCAAAATTAGAATAAAGCTCGGCGATTTCCGTCTCATTAATGTGAAAATATGCCTGCTCAGTCACCTGATTGCCGTCAAAATCTTCATAAGTAATTGTCTTTGAAATCATTTCTTTATCTCCTTTCAAGTTCTGAAAAAAGCCCCCAGAAATATCCGGGGGCAGTCGTTCACGTTTTACGAAGAACTCTTCATCATTTCCAGAAGTTCATCCGGCTCCGGAAGTTCCGGTTCAGCGCTATCGCCACCGTAAAGCTTGGCCTCAAGCGATGCCAGCTTAGTGGGATCAGCGGTACGGCTGTCAATAACGATCGTGGAAACCGGCTTATGACCGGTAACATTAATCGGGGTGGTTTGAAGCTCCCAAGAGAACGTGATCGCTTCGGGGCTGTCGTTTACGGTGCTGTATGCCTTTTCAGACGGAGAAGCCGTTGCATTGTAAATAATGTGCAGCTTATAACCATCATCGTTCTCATCCTGCGTATCATTGCCGATCTTAGTCTTGTAGCACAGGCAGAACGACGCACGAGTCTGCTGACCGATATAAACGCCGGTCTCGGTTTCTTTGGAACCGTCGCACTCTGCAAATTCATCCGGATAGGTATAAGCTTCAACCGTCGCTCCGAAAGTTTCTGTCGAACGAATAGAAGCATACTTGATATTGTCCGCCCACAGGTCGGTAAGTTCCGCGCCGGAAGGTGATTCGGTAACTCCCGTCAAACCATTCCATGCTACGCCAACCCACTTCGTAGTCGAACTACCTCCGTTGCTGGTGGTCTTCTTTTTATAAAGTACACCGTTAGATACGCCGGTTTCCCACCAGCGAGAACCGGTCTGATCCCATACAAGCTTGGCCATATGTCAGTTCCTCCTTAGAAATAAATGTCGAATACATAATGATTCAGGTTGTCGGCGGTATACACACGATTAAGTCGGCATAAAGAAAGCTCCCCAAGTTTATCGGGGAGCTGTGAATCGGGATTCTTGTCGATGATCGTCGCGGTATACCGCCTTATAGAATTGTACGGACGATTGTCCGCAAATCGAGTATCATTCGAAGCGCGTTCGTATACGATACATGGATAATTCATTTTAATTGTTTCAGGTGGCTGGAAATATACGTTGCGGCTCCCGAGTGCACTACAAAAAATCTCGTGGAGATCAAGCCTCGTTCCCATTGTACACACCCCCAAGGGTAAGAATCAATCGAGGCCGCTGAACCTCCACGTCGGTGATTTTCCAGCGTGCCCCGAGCCATGTAGCGTATCTCATGGACAAAACGTTTTCATAAGCGTAAGCGTCTGCCACAATGCTGATCGAATGATTCACGTTCACATTACTATTGAGATGTTCTCCGTTTTCCAAGCGCCTTGAAAGACGTGTAACGTCTCCCTTGTAATTTCGCTCGGTAATGGTTTCTTCCCATATGCCCGGAGAAGTCTCGATAGTCTCGGCATACCCGATTGCTCCGAAAAATTTTCCCATTTTGAACTTCTACTGTCAGGTATTAGGTGTCTGCCTTACTGACGAGCTTTACAATCGTCGCAGCATCGGAAGAACCGACAGTCAGCAGAACAATCGTTGCAACGCCGGATGCTTCAGAGTAGCTCGTCAGAGCATACAGCTTGCCAGCCTGATCAACGATCGCGCCCTTAAGGAAAGCGTTCTTTACTTCACTGGTCGTCGCCTGAGTTTTGCATTCGCTGTCGACATAAACCTTTCCATCGCTATTCGCCTTGCAGTAAAGGCGATAATGTCTTACGTGATTATCTTCTGCACGGGCAAAGATCTTATCCATAATTCATACCTCCAATTATGTTATATAATGGGCAGAAACTCTTTAGGAAGCAGACGCGTCGAGCTCAAGTTCGATCGCGGAATAGGGCTTCGTCAATGCGCCGGAACAGCGGGTCTCGATCAGGTACTTCTGCTGGTTGTAATCGATGTCAAAGTCTTCCATCATGTTGACAGAACCGCCCTTGTCAGCACCGACATTGTAGTCAGCAAGATTGACGATGATACCCATCAGATCAAGATTGTTCGGACCCTTAGCGCCTTCCATAACCGGAACCGTGACAATTTCCTTAACGCGCAGAACACTTCTCAGCTTCTCGGCAGAGTCGTAAATGATACGACCGGTGGTATCCTCAAGGAGCAGCATTTCGGTCAGCCAATCCTCAGTGGTATAGAGAGTCGGCTCGCCGGAGCCCTTATAATCCTTGCGCGCTTTGATTGCCGCGCGGATGAACGCCTTCGCCTTCTCAGGTTCAGTCGCTGTGGTCTTTACGGTAACCTTCTTGCGAATGGTGTAAAGTTCAGCATCCGATACAATAGGACGAATGTTCTGTTCGCTGATCTTGTCGTCGCTGGAAGCCAGACGGCCGTCACCAATAAGAATCGCGCGAGCAATTTCTTCGTCCAGCATAAGGCGCATTTCGCCCTTCAGCCATGCGATCACATCAAAGTCGGTAATGTCGACAACGTCGTCGCGATCCATCTTCTGCTTCTTGTAGATCGTGGTCGGAGTGGTTGTGCGCTTAAGCAGGGAGAATACTTCTTCCTTCTTCAGATTACCCTTGATATATCCCTTCGCACGAGCGTCGTCTTCGGTGATGTCCGCAAACATGCTCTTGATTCGGGAGAACGGCGTATGATGCACACCATTCATGACCTTGCTGACCCATCCGGTATCGCGCTTAATAAACTCAGGCTGGGTGTTAAGCGTCTTAGCCTCCGGGAAGAGCCAATCGATCTGATCAATGCCGTATTCGGCGCTATGAGCAGCGATGCTGTCCTTCAAAGAACCGTAACGGCGCATGTCGTCGAAAATTACTTTCATTTCGGAATGGGTCAGGGTGTTTTCAGGCGTATCGCCCTCAAATACATTGTGCTTCATGTCGGAATCATCCTCCTCGTCATTTTTATCGTCTTCAGCACTATTAAGAGCTGCAGCGACAACCGCATAGAGGGCATTTTTCTGCTCCTCGTTCATGGTGTCGATTACGTCTTTGATGGTCTTTTCGCTATTTTCAGTAGCCACTTTTTCTTCCTCCTCGTTGGATTTCTCAGATTCGTCAGCGTGCCAAAGGGAAATCGATTCTCCGCTATAAATCTGAGCCTCATCAGATTCTTCGTATTCGTTGTCCGAATGCGACAAAACGGCTTCAATCTTTGCGCCATTGTTAGCCCCGGCAAGAACCAGCGATACTTCACGAATTGTTCCGTGAACCACATCGCATCCATCCTGCTGAAGATGATTGGCATAAATCGAAAGTCCTGTAATATCGCCATGAACAACCAGTTCTTTGGCAAGCTTTCCGTCTTCAGTCGAATTAAAAGAGCCGTAGGCATATACGCCTTCCGGCTTGTTATGAAGTTCTGCCCAGCCGAGAATATCTTCAGGGGCATTGTGCTGATGGTTCCAAACCAGCGGAACGCGCTGGCCATCGCAATGCTTGAATGCGTCGCGTCGAATTACGCGTCCGTCAGTGCATTTGATGTCGTTTTTTGTGGCCCATCCAGCAAAATCGTAATTCTGCATATGGTTTACCTCCATTTTGAATTAGCCCCCGAACATGCTCTTCACATCTTCAGGAGTAACTTGAGAACTGCTCTGATCTGCATTTTCTGCATCAATCATTTCTTCCTCAATTGCAGGAAACTCATCCTGTGAAGGCATATTCTTATTCCGAAGCTCGTCGGCCCTAGGATCGTTGAATGCCTTCATGCCAATAATCTGTCTGAATTCGTTGGAAGTCATGATCTCATTTCGGGTAAGCTTATCCGCAAGATCAGCAAGCTTAAGTGCAGGAGTGAAGCGGAACGGATCTCTGTAATAGAAGATTGTCTGCTTTTGAGATCGTGCAGTCTGTGATAGAAATTTTGTTTCAAATTCGCTCGTAATCGCAAAAACGATTGGCTCAATTGTTCGGCTGAAATAGTTCGTCATCTGCTCTTCGTTTGCCGTTCCCTCCAGAATCTCTTTCGTGATCCCCAACTGGCTGTAAAGCATACTCGTCAGGTATTCGATTTGATTCATCAGGTTGTTTTCAACCGAACGATTCAGCTGAGTCACTTTTTCAGTACTATCAGTATAAGCAACGCCGTACTTCGAACCGGATAGCTGATCCTCAAGTTCTTTTCTTCGGCGATTTGCTTCCGCTTTCTTAATATCAGAGCGAATAAGATATGGGAATTGAATGATCAAATCCAGTTTGCCGGAAGCCGTCTGTTCATCGGTCGCATCTAGTAGAGACAACTTGTGAATAAGTCGCTGCGAAGTCGAATTAGGTGTATTCATTACGGAATAAAATGGATTTTCAATAATCGCAACGCACATCTTCGGAAGTGTAACTTTTTCCTTCTGCCCAGTATTGTCGTTGTAAAGCTCGATTTCTACGTACTTCGGATACCATTGCGTAATTTTACCAACCCGTAAAGATCGAATGCTGTATCCTCCGCCGGGAGACAATCGTCCGATCGTATCTACAGGAACAACGGCTGCAACGCCTTCATCGCAGATAGATGTCACAAGATCCTGCATAAATGCCCGCCCTGTTTGGTCGATATTGGCACGTACAGTCAGACATTTGTTTAGTCCGGAATCTATAACAGATAAAAAACGATCGTTATCGTCGAGGCGAACATGCTGAATAGTCGTGCTCGAAGCGTCGATAGCGATCCGATTAACGATAGCAGACATGATGGTCTTTTCGACCCCCGGTCGACTTCGATGCCGATCCGGTCGATAATAGCTCCCATAATCATAATCCAGTCGTTTCGTCGGATCACGATTCATAAAAGCATTCCATGCGTGCTTTAAGCGCGCTCCAAAAGAATCAGGCATTCGTTACCTCCAGAAATATAAGTATTTACCTGTGGCTACGTATTTCTGAGCCTTGTGTTGTTTGCATAATCCATTCGTTTACCCTCCAAACTTATAGCAGACCAGCATCCACTTATTGATTAGTCAAAATTTTCCTTATGAATTTTATAGGAAACAAGAGCATCCATCATGGCCGCAACTGAGTCGATCTTCTGATCATTCCGAAGCTTGGCCAATTTGCGATTCCCATTATTATCGGTAAGGACAATTGAGTTTCCCATGCAGAACGACATCAGTTCCTGATCGAAAATCAACCGCCTGCTCTCGGCAAGCTTCTTAAGCTCACCAAGAGGAACTGATTCGGTCTTTGCTCCCTGAATAACCTTCTCGATCCCGTATGGGCCATTTTCAGCTGCCCAGCGCTCGATGAATCCTTTCGCGTTATAAGGATCATAGCCAACAGAACGAATGTCATAGTTTGAATCTTCAACATATCTATAAAGATCGTCGTAAACATCCATCATGTCAAGCATCGCCCCATCCAGAACCATCAAGGATCCTTCATTGATGAAATTCTCGTATTTGAATCTCGTAGCCGCGGGCAATTTGAATAGCGTATTGGAAGTAATATAGCATCTGGTTTTGATTCCGAAGCTTCCGCCTCTAAGAGGAAACATAAAAGTAAAGGCACAGAAATCATCGCCTCTGGAAAGGTCAATGCCCATAGCACATGGCATATTCCAATAATCCCTTGGATGCGGATCAAGCTTGGTTTCTTCATAAGTGAAGAAATATGTGTGTCCTTCAACTGGAATTCCGAATCGTTTTGCGAGAATATCATTCCTGCTGGCAGGAGCGTTTTCTGCCTTTTCAACGTCGAGCTGATATGCCTCATAGGTAACGGTTTTTCCAATATTTGGATTGGCTTTCACCCATTTTGAAGGATCGCCAACTTCGGATACGTCATCCAGCTTGTAATACCAGATCGAAACGTGGTCGTTCTTATAATCGCCCTTAAGAATGCTCATCAGTTCCAGTTTGATGGTGTCGCCACTTCCGTTTCGAACCGTACCCTCACTGCTTACAGCGAGAATCAGATAATCGTCAAGTTTGCTGGCGCCCTGCTCAATAGCTCCGATAGGATCTTCTCGAAGATCACCGGAAAGCCATTCGTCGACCGTTGCGAGCTTCGTTCGCAAACCCTGTAGTTTGTCAATTGACATCGGACGAATCTCCAGATAGGAATTGGAAAGCATATTCTCGATTCCCTTTTTGGTAGACGCGAGCTTCTGACGATCTTTCCGATTGCCCGTGGTGTTCTGTAATGATCCCTCCGTCATAAATGCAAATACAGGCCCTTTTGAACGCATGATAGCGGTTTTAATAGGCGATACAACCTCTTCCGCCTGTTTCATGGTGGGAGCGGTCGTGATCTGATGTGTTGTCTCTTTGTCAACCACCAAAGTATATGCCTGAATAAAAGATTCATACAATGATTTAGCAGCGCCTCGGCCAACGATCAAATATTGCTTGTTGATCAATCGTTTTTTAATCTTTTTACGAACATATCTTCCGCCGTGATTATTTTTGTACGGCTTATATACGCTTCGCTCTACATAGTAATACCAACCGAATACCTGTTCCGCCCATAGTTTGAAACTGTCGAGCATGTGAACATCAGATCCATCTGTGAGCGTCATTTCATTTTCGCAAAACTTGATGAATCCCTCAACTTTGGAAGAATCGTAGTAATATTTCGGGTTCGCAATCCACGAGTCAATCCGGCACATCTCCATCGCAATTTCGTGACACACCGGAATTTCCCCACGGACAACAGCATCCCGAAACTGACCGTAATAGTATGGAGTAGCCGTATTGGATAATGGCACCCGAATTCACCTGCTTTCTTTTTGGTTGTTCCCCTGATTACCATAAGCATCCTGAAGCATCTTCTTAACCTTCGCGTCGATGGTATTGTTCAGGCTTCGCTTAGCAGCTTCGGCTATAAACTTCAAAACCTTGTGCTCTTTTTTAGTAACCGGTTTTGCAGGATAGCGCTTTTTGTAGCTGTCAAGATAATCGGTTTCGAGCTTTAATCGATTGATAATCTGCCTAAGCTCGTCATCTGGAATCTCTGAAAGTCGGCGTTTACGTACTTTTTTTCCGGCTGTAACTTTAGGTTCAGAGACTATTTTTTTCGAAGCCTTCCGATATCGTATTTTTCCAAGCGGGGTGAGAGTTCCATCCTTATTCTGATATAACCTTCGCCCCCATTTCATTCCGTGAACTCCGGAATGGTATAGTTCAGTCATTGCTGCCAACTCCTTCTTCGTAATCAACGTTCATGCGGAATTCAAGCTCCGACGCCATCGATTTAGCCGCGTCAGCGGCGATAGAACTGGTTGGTGGGTCGAATACGAGCTTTACTTTTTCGTATACATAGGTTATGATACCGCTCAGGAACGCTTCATTGCCCTGAAGATAGTCTCCCCAAGTTTCTTCCGTTCCGGTGATGGAATATCTTCTTCCAACTCCGAATTGAGCGGCAATCATGAGCGCCGTATTGATATGCGCCATAATTTCTGAATCAAAAGCATCATATCCGGAATCAATCCCGAGCATTTGCTTGATTGTAGTAAGAATACTATCTTCCACCTAATCGCCTCCATAGCAAAGTGTCATCCTGTTGTCGTTCAACGATCGGATGCGGTAGTAAGCTGTCATCGCTATAGTGAATAGCATTGTGAGTATTATGCGACACTGTAATCAAAAATTCCTTATCAAATATAATGGGATCTCTATTTTCAATCTGTTTCGCTGTTATTGGATTCATATGATGAATCAAAGCCCTGTCAAGTGGAAAATCTTCAATCCCTAAATCGCATCCATTATCTCGAATGATAATATCCCTCCGAACTCGCTTCCATTCTGGCGATTGATATAGCGCCTGATTCAAATATCTATCAAATCCGAAGGTTGATACTCCAACCGAACCAGTAAGCTTCAAATAGTTGAATCTCTCCAAAAAAGTCGGAAACTCGATCAGCTCTGAATATCTTCTAATCCTCTTCGTCATCTTCATCAATTCCCTGATAGCGGGTCATAGCTCTAATGACCTCTCGGTATTGTTCGGCGGATTCCTTTTCAGCTTTGATCTGATTCGTCTTAGCTCTAAGAAGCTCGTTTTCTTTCATCAACTTTTCCCGTTCAAGCTTGGCCTTGGTTGAACCAAGTGAGAGATAGTGGCTGATCAAAGAATTTGAAGCTGTTCCGTCCAAAAGTTTCTGTTCTGCAAGATTTACAGCCAACAAAATGAGCTGATCCTCTCGATCTTCCAATGTCATTGCGGGAGCGCGTCGCCTAGAGCGTCCAGTTCCCGGTTCTTTCGCCTTAGGCATAGCGACCCCTCCATCTTTCAATCTCGTTTTAATGTGTTTCAATATACTTCCAGCTACTTGTAATCGACAACTAGGGTCTTTTCATCATGTTACCGCCAACTTTTAGCCACTTCGAGCCGATCAAGGAAGCAGCGATCCCATCATGAAAAGACCCATAAAATATCCATCACCTTTATACTATCTATCATCTCCAAAAATCGACTTCCAAAACATCCCTCCGGAGCTTTTTTCAGG